CCCCCGCCGTTCGCTTGCTCTGTCATCGACACGTAGGGTGTCGTCGCCGAGGCCAACGCCTTGAACGTGTTGTCCGAGAAGTCGAAGAACTGGCCCGACTCGTTTTCGAGGCAAGCGTAGACGTTCTGCGAACCGGTCGCGCGGACCTTGAAAAAAAACGTAGCCATCAAGCAATCTCCGCGTCGGCGGTGAGGTGAAATTGATACTCTTTGTCGGCTGTCGCGGCAGCGGAACCGATGACGACGCCGTGATCGGTGGCCGTGCCGGGAACCGCAGTCAGGTTTGTGGAGTCGGTCGCGTTGCGGAACGTGCCAGTCGACGCGCTGCCGGGGTTGTAGACCACAAGCGTCGGAACGCGGTGCATTCGCTGGCGGAAGTTCGTGACGTATCCGCCCGTGGTGTAGCTCGTGTAGAAGCGATTCGAGCCAGCGGCCCCGGCGTTGGCGACAGGCTGCGTACCGAGCGCGAACGTCTTGTAGAAAAAGCGTTCGCAGCGGGTGAGGTTGATTGCAGGGTCGACCGGCTGTGGCGTGCGCGAACTCGAACCCTCGAACAGTTCCGCATCGGAGAAAGTTGGCGTGTTCGCGCTTGATGTATCGTCCATCCAGACCATCACGCAGACATTGTTGGCGCTCGCTCCGATTGCACCCGAGCACGAAACGGTGGTCTTGCTCGATACGCTTGCTGAACCGGTGGCGATGACGTTTTGAGTGGTTCCCTTGAAGAAATTCCCCGCCGTAAACGTGCCGCTCGTCCAATCGTTCACCGGGTCGCGGGCCGAACCGAGAGTGTCAGCCGTTCCCGTCCATTCGAGAATGGCCACCCTCATCGTATCCGTGCCGGTCGAAGCCACGTCAACTTGGAACGCCAGCGTTTTTCCGCGCAGGAGTCGTGTCGTGCGACTCTCCAGCCACTGACAAATACCCATGCGGCCAGCGGTGACCCACTTAACAAGGCTCAGCCCCGGCGCGGCGTTCGTCCCCAGCCCAACAACCGATTTCCCGTCCTGTCGCAGGACCAGCCATCGGTCCGCACCGCAGAAAGCGTTGTTGTATGTCGCACTGTAAAGCGTGGCCGGAGTCGATGTCGCGGTTGCGTTGGCGCTCAGTGTGATTTGCGTCGCCGAGTCGATTGAAACGATTGTCGTTCCGTTTGTGATTCCGGACGCGGCATAGATTCCCTGTCCGACACTCAGGCCAGAAACACTGGACACGCTTGTGACGACGGCGGAACCGCTGGTTGTGTTGCCCGTAAACGTCACATCGCCGGTCCCACGTTGGAACACCGAGAAGTCGCCATTCGTCAGGTGATTGATCGCAGACGCGCTGCCGGATGCCGCCGCCGTCGACGCAATCGTGATCGTTCCCGCCCCTTCGGTGATCGTGATCCCGCTGCCGTCCGTCAGCGTTGCGAGCGTGTAGCCCGAGCCGTTGCCGATCAGCAATTGCCCGTTGCTCGGAGTCGCTGTAAGGCCCGTGCCGCCCTTGCTCGTGCCGATTGTCGTCGCGTTCCACGTACCCGTGCTCACGGTCCCGAGCGTGGTGATTGACGCCTGCCCGACGTAGCTTGCCGAAATGTCAGCGGTCGGGTTTCCGGACACCCCGTCCCCGTTGTTTACGTCGAGACGGTTGGTGGTTCCTGTGATCGTGCGCGTCGTCGCGGTGCCGTCGCCGGTCCGCACGATGACACCCGTCGAAGCCAGCCCTTCCAGTGCGGCGAGGTCATTCGCCAGAGCGAGAGTCGGATTTCCAGACACACCGTCGCTGTTTGATACCGTGATCCCCGCAGCCGGTTGGGTGATCGACCGGTTGGCCCAAGTGCTGGTGCCCGTGCGAACCGCAAGCCCCGTGCCACTCAGCCCCTCAACCGCCGCGAGGTCGTCAGCCAACGCGAGCGTCGGATTTCCCGAAACACCAGAACCATCGGCAACGGTGATCCCCGCCGCTGGCTGCGTGATCGTCCGCACCGCCGCCGTACCGTCGCCGGTCCTCGCGATCATCCCCGTCGAAGCCAGCCCCTCCAGCGCTGCAAGGTCGTTCGCCAGCACCAGCGTAGGGTCGCCCGCCGTTCCCGCCGGATTGGTGATCGTGATCCCCGCCGCCGGTTGCTGAAGCGTTCTCAACGCCCAGGTATTCGTACCGGTCCGCGCCGCGATCCCGGTCCCCGACAGCGCCTCGATGGCCGTGAGGTCATCGGCACCGGTCAATCCGGACAGCGTCGGGCGAACTACGACTGTTGGAGGCTGGCTCATTCTGTCATCCCGCGTACGTGTAAGAGCATGTCAGCGTTCCCGAAGCGGCAGACACCGCGAAACGGGAATCGTCAGACTGAAAAGCGAAGTCGCGTGGTTGCGTCAACAGCGTGGTCGAGAGCGCCAACGCGGTCCCGTGGTTGCCGTCCGGTGGCTTGTTGTCGATCCCGTAGGCCTCGAAATTCCACGATCCGGACGGCCCGAGCGGATCCGAAAACACCGTGTAGGTCGCTGTCGGATCGATGACGAATTGGTGGGCGACGATGTTCGACGAACTGACCGAACCACCCGGCACGGTCCCCGCCACAACCTCGATTGCTTTGCTGTCGGTCGGCCAACCGGTCGTGTCCAGAGTGATCTTGGCGGCGTTGTACGGTCGCTCGGGCAGGTTGCTCCCGAGGTCGGAACCTTGCAAATCCGGCGTGATCGCGACAATCTGCAACCATTGCGGCCAATCTGACGGAACCAGCGGCGCGGTGATGAACCGTTCCCCGGTTGTCGTCGTTCCGCCAATCAAGCGGCGACCGGCGTACAACTGGTAGAGGTAATCGACCCCGTACGTCGAAACGAAATCGACCCGGATCGTCGACGGCCCTTGCCAGCCGATGAAGATGATCCGCATGCCACCAAGAAAACTACTCATGGACGGAGCCTCCGAAAACGCAACTGGAGTTCAGCCATCCAACCCGTAAAGGTGCCCACCGTCGAAGCTCCGTTGCACGGCATCGGGCCTCGATTTAGAGCAACATCGACAAGCGTCACATTCGATTCCGAGAACGATCGGTTCCCCGACTCGACCAAAGCACCGTTCTTGCCTTGCAGATTCCGTAGCGTGGCGATGGCCGAATAAACCGCCGCCGCCGTTGAGTAGCCGTTGAACAACGTCACGTTGACCACAAATTCACCGCCGTTGAGTTCGCCGCGCAACTCGGATATCCCCCGCAGACCGCTTGTTGCGGTCTCGGTCCGTTGCACTTCCGGGGACGGCGCAATCAGGTCGCCGTGGATTCCCGGAATCGATGTTCCCTTGAAAGAGAGAGCCATGAAAAGCCAGACCAAAAAGCCTCTTGCGTTTTCGATGCTGATGGAATTCACATCCCTGCTAGCTGCGATACTGATTCCAGTTTTTGCAGTCGGAGCCATCACGTCCAGCGCCGCCGGCTTGTTCCTCGTGTCGTCCTGCGTGCTTTTCTGTGGCTGTCGAATCTGGTGCGCGCTGAACTCGATTTACATGGCGTCTTTCACTTTGGCTTCCCGGCTCGCACCCCAACAGGCGTCACCGGAACGTCAGGCTTCCTGATGACAACCGGCGGATTCGCCGTATTGGCCACCAGTTTTTTGAGAAGCGTGTTCGTTTCCGCCATGTCGACAACGGGGGCGTTGACGGACAGCGGATGCACCCCTGCTTGCGCCATCACCGCTTGATGAAATGCGTCTTCACCGCTCGTAGTCGCGGGCTTTGACGCAGCCGGTTTTCTTGCTGCTGGCATGACGCCTGTCGTGGCCGCCTCGACGTTCGCCATTGCTTGCCCGGCGGTCTCCGACCCAAACGCCATCCCGACAGCTTGCTCGGGCGTGAAACCAACGCCCATGAACGCATTTGCCGCTGTCGTGCTCAACCATGTCGAAGCGGTAACCTCTCCGTTTTGCATGTCCGCAATCTGCGCAGCCCGCAGCTTTTGTGCGGCTTGCGACTCCCGCTCGGCGCGTAGTCGTTCTTCCTGCACCGCCAACCGTCGCGCAGCCGCCGCCGGTCCCGTGTTCATCTCTTGAACGTCGGCATTAAATCCAGCCTCGTTGCCCATCGCGTCACGGAAGGTTTTCATCTCCTTCCGCTGTTCAATCATCTTCTGCGCGATGCCAGCCGCTTCCGTGCCGAACATCTTTTGCAGCCACGGCGCACGATCTTCTTCCTTCATGCCTTGAAGCGCTTTATCAAGACGCTCCATCACCGTATCCATGTCCTCGCCGATGAAGTCGACTTGCGAGGCATCGAGGCCCACTTTCTTCAACAGCCCTTCGCGTTCCTTATCCCCCTTCGCGCCCATCAACCGGTCGCCGAAGATTTTCAGCCCCGTGCTTGCGGTGTCGGCGCTGGCTGAATTCTTCAACGCGAGGTTGTACGCGGCCATCACGTCAGCCGACGACACTTTGCCAGCAAATCCGCCAACCTTTCCGGACAGCGCACCCATGTCCTCGAATTTGGCGAACCCCAGCTTCGCCGACTGCTGCATCGCAATCATTTCCCGGCGCATGTTCTCGCCGGTCATTTCGATTCCCATCGCGTTCATATACTTCGCGGTGGCTTCGGCGATGGCAGCCCCTTGGCCTGACCCCTGCTGGCCCATCGCGGATTGGGCTTGAAGCACGGCGTTCAACGCTTCGCCGGTCGCCTGCTCCGCGCTGAATCCAGAGGATGCCAACGCTTGCGCGATCGCGGCGGACTCCTCGACTGTCGACGCATTGTTGTAGGCGTTGTCGAGAACCCGCTTTTTGCCAGCCTCGCCGCCAACGCCAAGCGTGTTGGCTTGCACGTTGATCTTGCGAAACAGCGTGTCGTACTTCAGCGCGGCTTGATCCGCTTGGTCGATCATCTGTTGGTTGGCTTGGATGACACCAGAGATTGCCCCGGTGATCGAGAGGTATCCCGCCGCCATCCCGGCAAGCTGCGTTGTCCCCTTCGACAGCCAACCTTCTTGCTTTTTCGATTGACGGGCCGATGCGTCTTCCAGCTTGCCGAGCTTTTCGATGACCCCGTTGATCGCCTTTTGCTGGCGCTCCCACGCCGCTTTCGCGCTCGTGTCGTTCGCGGCGAGTTCAAATTCGATTTTCTGGCTCATCGAATTCCCCACCACTGCAACAACAACAGGTCCGCCAACATCGGCTCAAAGTCTCTTGCCAGTCCCTTCGACCACGCCAGCACCATCAGGGCGCGGGCGTCAAAGACTCCCCCCGTGACACGATCTCCTTGTGGAGTTGCTTCAACCTCTCGCGATCAAGCGTTGCACCGAACGCCGCCATCCATGTTTGCGAGTCGATCAGGCCCAGCATGTACGCGATCTCGGGGACCATCCGGTGATTGACACACAGCATTTCCGCGACGTATTTCCGACACTCCGGTTCGTCGAATGGCGCGTTGTTCTTCCAGTTTTCGTACAGGCACTTCCACGCCCAAAGCATCCGGTTCTCGATGCCCTTCCAACTGGGCTTGACGTGTGCGCCTTCCTTGCCATCCACACCGAGACGAAACGACACCGGCAATGAACTGATGCAGGGAAGTAACCACCGGTTACCATCGCCAAGCGGGACGTAATACCCGCCGATTGTGTCGGCCTTTTGCAACGACTCCGGATCGGGCACCCGGTCGTGACACCAGCCCAACCAGAACTTGCCGTCCGCAGATTTCTCCCACGTTTGCGTTTCCGCTTCGTAGTGAAACGGCACGTTCTTCGCGGGATTTGTCGGGTCGGTCCAAACGTAGAATTTGCCCTCGCCTTCCGGCGTGCGATGGCTATCGAACGACGAAGCGTTCGGCAGGATCGACGACAGGCCCGCGTGCGCGAACGCCGCCGCCGGTGAGGTGAATTTGCCGGGGATGTAGACGTAGTAGGAATTCATTTGGGTTCCGGCAGTTTGTCGCTCGGCTTCGTCCCGAACGTCTCAGGCTTGGTTTCGCTCGGCTCGGCCACAATATTCGGTTGCGGTTGGGTTTCGTCGGGCATGTCAGACCTCACGGCAGGGTTGCGGTTGTGGAAACGGTCGGCGTGACCGTCAACTTGGCTTGGAACGTCGTGACCACGTCGCCGCGTGCGGTGCCCTGCTGGTTGGTGCAGACCCACACCCCGGTAGCCGCCGTGATCGAAATGTGTGATCCGGTCGCCCCGGCAACTCGGCCCCCGCCCGGCGAGATGGCTTGCAGATAGCCCACCACGCCAGAGCCCGACAGCGCGGAGATGAACGGACCCAGGTTGCTTTCGTCGATCAGCGCGGGATTGAGAACCGAGAATTCGACCATCGGCTGGCGCTCGGTAACGTGACACGTCACCGGGAACACCCCGCCGTCCGACCGCTTGGCCTCGATCTTGATGCCCGTGTCGAGCTTGAAATCGGTGACGCCCGCGATCAGCGAGCCATTGCAGTACACCGGCCCCAACGCATGACGCAACGGCACGTCAGGCGTCCCCGTCAGCGATTGCGACGTGTTGACGGCGAATGGAGCGGTGTAGCCGTCACTCGACAGCGCGACCAACGTCGCCTGAATCTCGGCACCTTCCGCCGCGTCCTGCTGTGCGGAAATGCTTGTGGTGTACAGCAGGCAGTTCGTGCCGTTCAGGGTGACGTGCGACGTTGACCCCGAGTAGGCCCCGCCCGAGGCCCGCTTTTCGTACTGCACCTCCCAAGCGGATGATCCGACCAGCCCCGTCGCCACACCGGTAGCCGCCACCACGGTCGCGATATCGCCGCTCGTGATGTTCACCGTCGGGTCGGCGTAGTTCATCGCGATTCCGTCCGGCGACAACGCACCGCCCGGAATCATGACGATGTGGGACACACTTGGCGAAACGGTCACAGACCGCACGTCGTTGATCGTGGTCGAGTCGACAGAGCACGGGTAAACGTCGTGCCGCAACGGAGTCGTCATGCGTTACCCTCTCGCTCGTTTGCGGATGCGTCCGCCGGATTGAATATGCTGCTTCACGCCCCGCGCGTACCATTCACCACGCAACCGCGCGAGTGTCACAATTTCGTCTTGGCTCGTGGCTTCCAACTCGGCAACCCGCTTGATCGCTTCCATCGCCGAATCGACTTGTTTCCGATTCATACCGGCCCGCCAGCGAATCCGACCCGATCCGCCACGGAACGCAGCCCGCATTTCCAGTCTCGCACCCTTCGGCGTGGCTCGAATCTTGCGTTGGCTCAACACCAGTTGCCGCGTCAGGCCGGTGAACACATTCGGGAGAACGTGCCCGTACTTCTTTTGCTTCCGCTTGTTGTATTTGCTGGACCGTTTGGAGATACCGTATTTGATATGCCCCACCATCTTGAAATGGTCGGGCATGTGCTTCTCGTGGTGGTAGACCGCCGCCTCATGGTTCACTTTCCGAAGAATCCGATTGTGTTCGCGGACGAACAACTGCGGATCAATCGTGATGAGTGAGGCTTTCAGCATCAGGTCCACCGGATCAGAAAAGACGCGGTGTAATACGGTTCCTCGGGGGCGCCCTCGAAATCCGATTTCAAATGCGGCGGCACGACCGACTCAAAACCGACCATCCGCCAATTCACCGTCCCGTCCCGTCCGTTCGTGTTCATTTCCGACAGGATGCTGTCGATGTCCGTCATGAACAGAACGAATTTCGCTTCACGAGTCCCGGTCGGATATCGCGTTGCCGGAAACTCCAGCGACAGCACCAACGAACCCGAGGCAGAGAACGCCGTCGTTTCTTCGACGTTCCCACCGTCCACCGAAATCAGAGCGCACGGTCGAGACGGTTCCCCGTCCGTACCCCCGAAATGAATGTGTGACTTCGCGGCGGTCGCATCCGCTGCACCTACGACAGTGCGGAACGTGGCGCTTGACGCAACCAACGATTCCAAGCCCTCGTGTGATGCTTTCCAGTGCATTATCCGCCACGTCTTGCAGAGCTTTGTGAGGCAACCCGATCAGTTCGACGCACGGTCACGACCTTCAATCCGTCGTGCGCCGCCGTCATTCCCGTGCAAGCCCAACGTTCGCCGCCGATGGTCCATGTGTCATCGATTGCGGTAGTTTGGCTTGCGGCGACATGTAGCGACTTGATCCGAATACGAACCAAGCCGCTATCGGTCTCCACCTCCTCGCCACCCATGTTTTCGTCGGACACAATCGCGGTCACAGTCGATGACGATCCGCCGCTTGTGATGCGCGTGATGCTGTCGCCTTGGTAGGCCAACATCGCGGCACCAGCAGAGGCGGCGAAATCGTCACTGAACTGGCTCATGCGATCATTGCTCCGACGAACGAGCAACCAGCATGTCGATGATGAACGGCCCGGCAGTCGCCGTTCCGCTCGTCTTTTCGACGTGCGCCAACACGCCCAACGGACCGGTCGCCGCAGCGAGCGAGAACGTGGTGCCAGACAGCACCCGCGCCCCGTTGATGTACAGTGCCACGCTCGACGGATTGCGGGCGTCGATCCAGAACTCGAAAGCGTTCGCCACCGCCGAGCCAGCGGTGATGTCGATGGTCGTGTCGGTCGCGGTGACCGTCGTCGTTCCATCCTTCGATTGCGCGAGGATGTCCAACGCGCCTCCGTCGATGTGGAACAGGACGTGTTCCGTGATCGCGTCGGCGTCGGTCGTACTGGTTCCGTTGGCAAGGCCCAAGCTGATGTCGACCGCACTGGTGGAACCGTTGGCCGCGAGGCGCACGATCCCTTCGACGATGGGATTCGCCCCCACCGCCAACCGGTCGACCGACAACAGGTCGATGCACTGGGCCTCGTTCGTGGCCGTCAGCGACAGGCCCAGCGACCCACCGTAGTTCGCCGGCAGGCCGAAGCCGCCAGCCGCAGCGGTCCCCGTGGCAACCGACAGGGAGCGACCGCGAACCGCGTCCAACGTGTAGGTCGGTTGCTTGTTCAGGTCGACCAAGACGGTCGTGTCGGACGAGGCCGCGTCACCCACCGCGATCCCGACATAGAAGTCGCGGTCGTTGACCGTCTTGTATGTCGCCGCATTGGCGGAGTGATCCCAGTACACACGACCACCGTCAAGGAAGACGACGCCCGAGGTTTTGGTAATGAGGAACTTCCCCTCATCGTAAAACACCCGCTTGTCACCGGATTCAGCGGCATTGAGGCCCGCCAAAACACCGGCACGACCGCCGGGCAACTGTTGCACTTCACCCGAGGAAGCCGCAGCCGCAAGCGTAAGCTGACGCTCGCAATCTTCGGCGACGTAAGTTCCGTCAGCCATGTTTGAAACCTTTCGAGTCTTGTTGCGAGAAACAGGCGGGGCACACGATGCACCCCGCCATCGTCAGCCAAAATCACGCACCGGCGGACTTGTAAAGGCCACGGTAGTCGTCGGCCATCACGCCGATATCCATCACGATGTCCCAGCCGATGCCCCACTGGCCCTTGTCCAGCACGAACCGGCGAATCTGCGGGGCACGACCGGTGCCCGACAGGTAGCCGACACGCACCGTGCGGCCAGCTTGCGCGGCGAGGAACCAGTTCGTAGCGGTCCCCGTGTACGCGGTGTTGTTCGACGGATCGATGACACCGGTCGCATTCAGTCGGTTTTCGACAACCAACTGAATCCCGAGGCCGTTCAGCGTGTTCATGTTGCCGCGCTCGGTGACCGATCCCGCCGTACCGGCGATAACGATCCCGGTCGACCCCAGCAATTCACGCGCGGTGAACGCCAAATCGGACGGGCAAAACAGATAACGCGGCTTGAGGTTGAGTTGCCGCACGCCGCCGGTCGGATCGTACTTGACGATCTTGCCCATCGACGTGATACCCGCCTTGAGGCTCGTGGCCGACAGCGCGGACGAGCCGCCGGTCGCCAAGTTGGCGTGACCGGCAGGCGTGGCGAACGCTTGCGCGGTCGAGTTGAACAGCGCCCCGCTCGTGGCCGCCAACGTCGGATTCCGGAGCAACAGAGCGTAGACAAGGTCCGGACGCAGGTTGCGAGCCGATTGCCCGTACTCGGCGGGAAGCTGGTTGAAGAAGCCCAAGTTCTCGTCGATGATGTCCTGTTCGTCGATGACCATCTGCTGCGCGTAGCGGGCGATCTTGTACTGTTCCCGCTTGTCGTCGGTCTGCCCGTGCTCGGCGGTCGCACCCCGCGCCAGCTTTTGCATACGGGTGACCGAACCCGGCGTGATGATGTCGTTGGTCTTGAAGTTCGGCACGTCCTCTTCGGCGCACCAAACCGTGGTGTCTTCCGTTTCCTCGTACGCGGCCAGCAGCTTGGCCTGCATCGAGGTCGTGAACACGTACGACAGCGTCGAACCGGACACGGCGGCGCGGATGAAACTGGCATTGCCAGCCGGTTCTGATCCACTCATCGGGTCGCGGGCCTTGTCGATCCGGGCACATTCCCGAACCATCTCCATCAGGGAGTAGCCCGCGAAGCGTTCGGCGGTGTTGGCGATTTGCTCGCGTTCACCTTCCGGCAGCTTGTCGAAATCGAACGTCCCGCAGCGCTGTTGCAACGCGGCAACCATCACGCTCCGCGTCAGGTCTTTCTCGTCGTTGCGGACGTGACCGGCGGGAGCGTGGTTTTCACCCTTGACCGGCTCGGCGCGATGCGACCGCAGGTGATCGAGGAACACGGCGGTGTACTTCTCCGCGCCCCACCCTTCGGTGATCGAGCGTTGAACCAGTTCGGCGGGGATGTCGTCGCCCGCAGCCTTGTGGATCGCCGCCACGCGAGCGCGTTCGGCTTCGATGGCTTCCTGTCGAACCTTGTCGGCGTCAATCACCATCCGGGTCATGTCCGGAACCTGGGTGACGCTCGCGTTGCTTTCCGAGCGGACCGCCGTTTCGGGGGCCTGCTCCACGGCAGTCGTTTCGGCCATGTCTGGCACTCCTGTTTGCAAGTCGTCGGCACGGAACTTTGCAGCTTGATCCGCACCGACGGGGACCAAGCTGACCTCTCGAATCGTGTAAGACGTGGTCACGCGAAGCGGGCGCGGCCCCGTGCGGTACTCCAGCCCGTTGACCATCCGCGCCGAGTTCGCCGGGATGTCTTCCCAGTTGTTCACGCGGTAGCCGATGGAAACGTCGGTCAGGTGGCCTTGTCGCACCAAGTCCCACGCCCGATTGCCGGTCTCGGTCTCGGCGAAATGCACCCGCCCGACAACGCGGTTTCCTTCGAGGCGAAGGTCACGCACCGATCCCCGAATGTTGTCGCTGGAACTGGTGTTGTGGCCGTCGATCAACGGGAGTTGCTGGCCGAATTGAGCACCATCAGCCCGCAAAACCTCCTCGATAACGCCCTTGGAAGATCGCACCATCGCTGGGTTTTCAGTCGATAGCACCGCTTCGACGGACCGCGTTTGCTCGTCAATCGTGCCCGGCGTGATCGCCATTGATCGCGTCGTGATGTCGCAGGTCATGCGCCCACCTCCTGTTCGACAATGGCCTCGACCAGTTCGCGGATGTGGCGTTGCTGGGCAGGCGAAAGCGGTTGCGTCGGGGGCGGCTCGGGAGCCAATCCAAGAGACTCAATCAACGCCTTTTCGCGGGCGCGTTGCGTCAACACTTGCTCCCAATCCTTGCCCGAGGTGGCGCACACGTCGGCCAGCGTGGTCGTATTGTTCGCCAGCGCGGTTTCGGCGGCACTGGCTTCCTTGCCCGGATCGACGTGCGGCATCGTGGCCCATGTCCACCGCAGGTCGAACGACTCGGGAACCGCAACGCCCTCGATCAACGAGGCTTCGCGGATGACCAATCGGCAAATGCGATTCAACGCGATCCGCCCCAACCACCGTTGGCACGCCGCCGTCTCACGGGAGAACAACTGCCCGTCGAACCGAGCCGACGAGTAGTTGTGATTCGACGAATCCAACCGGACCATCATCAACGGCATGTTGACCGGTCGCCCGATTTCCCGAAGTCGCTCGGATCGGTAGTCCGTGTACTGTGCTGCCGGTTGCGATGCGGTGGCTTGGAACGGTTGCCACCCCGGCGGAGCGGTGCGAATCGTACGGCGCTCAAACGTCGTCGACTCATTTACCGGCACATAGGTTGCGTCAGGGTGATTCGTCCACAACAGAACAGCCATATCCGCCGCCAATCGGGCCGCGTCCATCACTTGTTCGTCGTAGCACCGAATGTCGGCACACGTTTGCAACACCGGAGCAAGCCACGGAATGCCGCGAACTTGACCCGGCTCCCGTTGCTTGAACCCGTGAATGATTTGGTCGGCGGTGTAGCGGGTGAGTTCACCGGTGGTCGTCGACAGCATTTCGCCAGCGGCGAACGACTCAATGTGATACGCCAGCGGCTTGCCGGTGTCGGATCGCTCCACACCGTCCCGCAGCATGCGATTCATTCCCAGACCGACCGGCGTCTTTAGCCGTCGCGGGTGAACATCCTGAATCCGGAACGACACGCCATCGGCTTCGCGGTCTTGCGTCAGCACCGCGAGGAATTCACCACACGTCCACAGGCTGCGCACCCACTGGCGAAGGAGTTCCACGCCCGAGAGTTGCCCGTTGATGTCCGGCAGTTCCCACCACTTCCGCCAAGCGGCCTCGGCGAACTGGTTGAAATCCTCGTCGTCCGATTGGACCTGCAACGTCGGCCCGTCCACACCAACCACGGACGCGACATAGGTCTCGATCATGCCGTCAACGAACGGGTTTCGTTCCGCTTCATCGAGGGACCGGTTTCGCAGCGTTTCCAGCCGCAGCCCGATCTTGTCGTTCAGGTTTTCGCCGTTCGCCGAAGCCCATTGCGCCTCGTTCAGTCGGCTTGTTTTGGCCGCATCCCAAGCGCGGGCGGAATCATCGCCCATCACCGCTCGGTAAATCCGCGACCACAGGCCCATCAATACAACTCCTCGTCGGCGTTCTTGTACCGCACCAACTGCTGTTGCATGACGCCGGTCGTCGAGCCGATCCCGTTGGCCGACGATTGCATCTTGCGACACTGGTTGATGAACGCCTCGATTCCGGACGTGCGCCACCGCATTTCGCCGGAACCGTGCCGCGAATCAGGGATAACCGCCATATAGGCCAACGCTTTGTTGGCGTACGTAATGGCGTCCGCGTAATCGCCCGCTTCCATCGCGGCGACCGCCGACTCCATCGCGGTATTGAGACTCGACACGCTCATGGGACGATTTTCCCAGAGCGTGGAACACGCGATAGGCTTGTAAGACAATTCGGTACAGGTTCTGTACTAATCGTTGTCTTCAACAGATTGGAACGATTGCTGACAGTCGGCGCACTTATGCCAGCGAATCCGACCGCGTGTTGACGTGATCCGGCAGTTTTTCGATTGGCAATGAGGACACCGCAATCGAACGAAGCGGATGACCGACGGCTTTTTCTCAGCCTCTTCCGTCGCGAAAAACTGATTTCCGCAATGTCCGCACTCCCGCTTGACCGTGGTTTTGCCCCACCACGTCGACTCTGAAACAACGGTCGATTGCGGACAACCACACACGGGGCACTCCGGGTCGGCGAGGCGTTCCATATCACCGCCGCTTTCGCTGTTGCGCAAACCAACTTCCGGGCGTGTCGTGTGATACGGGATCGTCATTGAGCTTCACCCCCATATGGCAACCGGCCACCATCGCCAGCACAGCCGCGTCGAACCAGTGGTTCGCCCGCTTGTGCTCGTTCACCCACCGCACGACCTCACCGCGCCGCCGATCCATCTCCCGTTCCTTCTTCTCCGCCGTTTGATGCTTGGCGAACGAGATGTGGACCCCGTGTTCTCCCGTGTGAAATAGTGTCACGGCACCCGGCGAATCGAGCGCGCACGAGTAGCCGTCATGCAACCGGCTTTTCCAATGGTCCGCGTCGATCTCGATCAGCTTGACACCGCCCGAGGATGCCAGCCGTTCGACGTGATACCCCTCGCCGATATGCACCGTGTGCCGCCCCACCGCAGTCGGTCGGCTGTATTCGGTCGTCGAAAAACCCTTCGACGGGAAGAACTTGGCGTTGTCGGCCTTGCAGAACTCGTACACCAACTCCGCTCGATACCCCGAGTCGATGCACACCGCCGCCGCCGGGATCGACTGGCCCGACTTGTTCCATCCGGCGTTCGCTGTCTCTTGCAACTGCTGGAGCGCGAAGAAAATGCCCCGATCTTCGCCCAACTGCCGGGCGTTGGTCTCAACCACCCCGTAATCGATGATTTGGCCCCGTGCCTGCCCACGCCACGCGGCGACGACCCAGTGCAAGATATGCTTGCCGATGTCGACGCCCATCGTCACCAGCATCGCATCCGACGGCACGAACCCGCGCCCAGGGTGTTGCATGCGTTCAGCCAGCACCCTCGCATCGAGATTGACCAACGCCTCGACGGACGGCTTCGGGGGGATCGCCCAAACGAATTGGCACATGGCCCGTTCGTCGTTTTCCGGCGTCTCGCTCTTGGCCGCCCGCCATTCCTTGGCACCAACGACCGAAGCGGGGACCAACAGATTGTTTACTGCGGTGTAGCGGTAACCCAGCGTAAACGTTCTCGGCGGCGATCCCGTCACCTCACCGGCCTCCGTGATTTCCTGCCCCTTGTGGACCAGTTTCGCATCGATATGGGCAATCCGTCGTTGTTCTTCCGTCCACATCGCCCCGCACAAATCACAGTAAAACGCCGACCGTTCCGACGCCGTCACCTCATCCGGAGCACCCTGCCAGCCGACCAGCGAATCCCGACCGGGCGTTACCCACTTCTCACAGTGCGGGCACTTCAACGCGATGCGGGAGTCGCTTCCTTCCTTGATTTCGCGCCACGTCCGGCCAGTCTCTTCCGATACCGTACACTCCAGAAATATGCGGGCATCCTCGCCAAACGACGCTGTTCGCGCCTCAAGCTGCTGGAGAGGGTCAGCCTCGCGGGATGAATCACCCGGCGTATCGAGGCCATCCGTTTCCGTCACGATCAGAATCCGAGCGTCGTACGACGACCGCTTCTTGTCGTCACCACCGCCCGACATAAACTTGAGCGTGGCCCCGTTCTTGAAGGTGACCGACTCGAACTTCCCCCCACGGCTCCCGGTCCCGCGAGTCGGCAAGAGCTTCCTGTAACGGCTCAGCCGGATCGCCGGTTCAATGTCCTTCTTCCATTTGTCGCTCGCCATTTCCATCGTCGGCAGACCGAGAATCACCGTCTCGCCCATCTCGAACAGGAAATACATGGCGATGATGACGAACCCGATCAGCGACTTCCCCGATTGGGAAGGTCCGGTCATCACATAGCGGCGAAACATCCCCGAGGCGATAGCGTCGAACCACAGGCGCACGTGCGGTTGCCGCGAGAGGGAGAACTTGAACCCGCGATATCGACCGTTACCGGCGATGATGATTTCCTGCTCGGCAAACTCGCGAATCGTCCGCACCTTCGGAGCCTTGGCCCACGATGAGAACGCACGCAAATCCGAGCGAAACGCATCACGCTTGATCCGAATCTTCGTCGTCGGCGTCTCCCGGTCCATCGTTGGCAATCTGCTCCTCAAGCATGTCCGCCGCTTGGTCCAACAGCCTGTTTAGGTCGTCTTGCAGTTCCGGCTTTTCCCGCGACAACCGGTCACCAAAGCCGCGAAGCAACCCCGCAAAACGGTGCAGCCAATCACGAACGGTCGCCGACTCCACCAGTTCCTTTGACCGATGCAGGTACTTCAGCTTCTCTTGCTTGGCCTTCCACTTGCGGCCCTCTTCCAGCCACTCCGATTCAACGCCATCGTCATCCGATTCGCCTGATGTCTTCGTGGTTTTCCGGCGGTCGCCACGCTCCTCAAGCCATTCCTCACAGACACGCAGGGCGTACGACCCATCCGGGCGGCGCGGCATTCCCTCCGCGCCCCAATCGCGTATGGTTCGGGCACTCACACCCAGCGCACGCGCGAGTTCTCCCTGCGTTCGGATGATCTTGTCACGAGCCACGCGACTCCCCGCCAACGCCCCGCCAGTGTCGTCAAATCGTGGAGGCGGAACCGGGTTTCAAATCGTTTTGATACAAGAATTGTGCGATGTCATCAC